GATGTTGAACCCTCGCACGATTGTTGATGTTGAGGAACGGATTGCGTTATCTTTAATTGCCGCCGGAATGGCGCAAAAAGAAATTGAGAAAAAAGAAGAAATAAAAATTGAATTTTTAAACAAAGGAAAAAAGGTGTCCAATGAGTTGGAACGCGATAAAAATTCTAACGGCTCCGGTAAGCGAGCCGGTAAGCCTGGCAGAGGCAAAAAGGCAGTTAAGGATTGATGCGGCGAATGTGTCGAGCGACGACCTTATCACGTCTTTGATATCTGCGGCCCGGATTGCGATAGAGGCTGAATTGCATCGAACCCTTATCAATACCGACTATGTTCAATATTACGATGAGTTTCCTATTCAGATTGAGCTTTATCGACCTCCGGTATCGGTTTTCACCTCCATAAAATATAAAGATTCCGCAAGTGTCCAGCAGACTTTGGCGGTTGCTGGTTATCAGACAGACTTAAACTCTTTACCGCCTCGAATAATTCCAGCCCTGAATGCAAGCTGGCCGAGCACGGATGGAACGCTGTCAAATGTCCAGATTACATTTACCGCTGGTTATGGATTAACCGGAGCGAGCGTCCCAATGCCGATACGTCAAGCAATACTGCTGTTTGTTGCGGATATGTTCGAGCATGCGGAATCGCAAACGGAAATAAACTTGCAACCGAATAAAACAATCAATAATCTTTTGGCGGCTTATAGAGTTCCTGAACTTGGAGAGAATGCAAATGATTAGCGGCAGGATGAGGCACTACATAGAGATAGAGAATTACACGGAGGTAATACAGGCTAACGGCGAAGTGTTGCGGACGTGGGTTGTTTTTGCGAATGTTTGGGCGGAAGTATTAGAGGAATCGAGCCGTGAAGTTCAGCAAGCAAAAGCACAAAATAATAAAATTACTCATCTAGTAAAAAGCCGTTGGATTGATGGACTTACCGCAAAAATGAGAGCCGTCCTTATCAATGAGAATAATCGGATTTTGAATTTTGCAGGCAGTCCAATAGCGGACAGGACGCACCGAAAAATGATTAAAGTTTTTTGTATAGAGGAATCAAACTGAAATGTTAAACATTGAAAAAGTTGTTGGACTAAAAGGGATCGTTAAAAATATTGAAAAAGTTCAAAGGGCTGTTGAAAAAAACATTATGAGAAATGCGGTGTCGCAGGGGCTTAAACCGATAATGGAGAGAGCAAAAAGTTTAGCGGCATCGAATTTTAAATCAAATACGATCGCGAAAATGATTGGGAAAAAAGCATATCTGAATAAAAAGAAACAAATTATCGGCAAAGTTTTCGTAAGACCGCAACCGGACAGAACCGTTAAACTGCAAGGCAGGGATGTGCCTTTCGAGGTTGTTGCAAATGTTCTTGAATTTGGCCGGAAGGACGGCTCGTTGCCAGCCCGGTCATATATGCGGAGGGCTAGAGATGAAGCAGGTGGAAAGGCGTTGCAAATAGTTGAAAATGAGGTTCAAAAAGGATTAAAAACTTATGGCTGAATTCAAAGCTAATTTGAGAGCGCATATAATTGCGAACCCGGCGGTATTTGCCTTGATTGGTGATAGGTGCTATTCATTTCCGGCACCGCAGGGGGCGATAAAGCCATATATAGTTTTGCAACGAATATCGGAGGTTGGTGATAGGAATCTATCCGGAACGAATGAACGTTATACGGAGCGGTGGCAGGTGAATGTTTATTCCTCGACTGAAACAACGGCGGAGGCAGTCAAGGAAGCACTCAAAAGCGCGTTGGATTTGGCAGTGCCGTTTGACATGACAAACTTTCGGATTTATTGTATGTATATGGAGGTCTCTGGAGATGAGGCGGACTTCGAGAATGAAGCCGGGCAAGAATCAATAATCAACAAGAGAATGGATTTTATTGTAATTCGCAAAAGAAGCGAAATATAAAAAGTAACAAACAAAAAAAGAGAGGTGCACAATGGCATTAACGTTTGAAGGACAGGGGACGACTTATACAGTCGCCGGAATAACACTGAAACCCAAAAAAATAACAGTTCCGGGTTGGAGCAAGGAAGAAATTGATGTTACGAATTTAAGCAATTCAGATGTCAAAACTTTTCTTGTTGCACAATTGAAAACAATCTCTAACATCGTTTTGAATTTAGAGTTTGACGCGAGCGTTTACGCGGCTATTCCAGAGGCTAACCTAGAGTGGAAGCTGACGTTTTCAGGAACGACAGAAAATATAACGTTTTGGGCGACTGTTCAAGAGGTTGGTGATGTTGATGAAGAAACAGACAATCAGCCGACTTTTGACCTGACCGTGAAGGTAACAAACAGAAATGCGGCTGGTGTTGAAACCGCGCCTGTTTATGCGGCAGTCTAAACAATAAAAAAAAGGATTTTTCTGAAATGAAAAAAGAAACTTTGTTTCAGCGGACAGAAAAAACTATTGACCTTGATGGGCTTGGAACGGTGCGAATCCGCAGATTGAGTTTGAGTGAGGCATTGGGACTTGAAGGTTCTGTTAGCGAGCAGGCAAGAAAATTAATTACCGCGGCTCTTGTAGACCCCAAAATCTCCTTCGACGAAGCCGGTGATATCCCTGCCCATATTGCGCTTAAATTGCAATCCGCGATAATCGAGTTTAACGAATTATCCTCATCGGACAAGGATGCAAAACCGGGAAACTGACAGACGAGCAGATAGCATTTCATCGGGTTGCTGTTCGGCTTGGAAAAACGGTGAATTGGATTAAAGACAATCTTGAATATGCGGAGTTTTTGGGGTGGCTAAAATTTCTTGATTGGGAGTTTCGCCAACAAGAAAAACAGGATTATTATTTAGCGCAGATTGCGTGTATGTTATCTGGAAGCAAGAAAGCAAAAATAAATGATTTTCTTTTGAAGTTTAGAGGAAAAAAAGAGGATGTCAAGGCAATAAAGATTGAGCCGAAAGAACAAATTTTAATCTTCAAAAAGATATTCGGCATAAAAAATTAAGGTGATAAAATGGCTGTAGGAAAGTTGCAGGTTTTTTTAAGCGCGAATATCAAGCAGTTCGAGACCGGTCTATATAAAGCAAAAAAACAGCTTAAGATGTTTTCTAACACCGCCGGAGCGGCAATAAACACCGGACTGCTCGTCGGGGTTGGTGCTATTACGGCATTTGGCGCGGCATCTGTTAAAGCGTTCATGGATGCCGAGAAAGCGGCGGCTAAACTTGCACAGGCGTTAAAATCTACTAATTATGCGGCAGGGTTTTCCCCTGAAAAACTTATTGCGTTTTCTGGGGAATTACAAAAAATATCCACATTTGAGGATGACGCTATTCAAGGTTCTATGGCGATGTTGGCAACGTTTACAAACGTTCAAGGCGAAAATTTCCTTGCAACGGAAAAAGCTATTTTGAATATGTCTGCCGCACTTGGAACCGACCTCGTGTCTTCAACACGGCAACTAGGTAGAGCGTTGCAAGACCCCTTAACAGGATTGTCTTTATTGGCACGTAACGGCATAAGTTTTTCGCAGGCACAACAAGCAGAAATCAAAAAACTTGTCCAAGCAAATAAACTTCAAGAGGCACAAAAACTTATATTGATTGAGATTGAAAAGAAATTTGGCGGAATGGCGCAAGCGCAAGCAGAAACAACTATCGGAAAATTGATTCAGCTTAAAAATGTTTATGGGGATTTGACAGAGGAAGTTGGAAGATTCCTTGTCGAGGGGATAAATTTGGGTGGCATATTAACATCAATAAAAGATAAAATTTCCGAGTGGATAAATCTATTGCAGTCTGGTTTTTTGGAAGTTTTTGTTAGTGAAGTGCAGGCGAGTTTTGGGAAAATTTCAGCTATATTCGAGTTGCTTGGATTTAACATTGGGAGCATGATTGGCTGGGTAAGCGAAAACTGGTCAAAGTTATTCACAAACATTTTGTCAATTTCAGTTGGTTTTGCAAAAGATTATTTTGCTTTTTGGCAAAACCTACAAAGTGTTATTTTTGAGATTTTTTCATCTCTTTGGCAAGGGATTAAGGATATAATATCAGGGAGGGGACTATCTGAAACAATCGGGAAAGTATTTGAACAGATAACCGATAAAGCCGCAAAGATGTTTGGCGACATTGGTAGAGAAACCGAGGCGGCAATGTCAAAGGCTGGCATATCAAAAATGGAAATGAAAGGGCTTGATGATTTGCGTGATGAATGGAAAAAAATAGACGCTGAAAAAGAGAAAAGGCAACTGGCTATTCAAGACAAAATCCTAGCAAAAGTGAAACTTCCCTCGACCCCAGCAAAATCAGAAGAAACATTGGCTCCAAAAGTTGAACGGCTCGCCCCTGCAAAATTTGCTGGAGCGATGCAAAAGGGAAGTGTTGAGGCGTATCGTGTTGAGGTGTCAAGAATGAATAAAACACCAGAAAAGGACACCGCAAAAAATACGGCAAAATCTGTTGATATTCAAAAACAAATGCTAGAAGAGCAAAGAAAAACAAACTCTAGGCTAGAGGATTTTGGTGGTATCGGCATGGAAGAATTTGCACTTGGCTAAAAAAGAGGAAAAACAATGGCATTAAATTTAATTGGTGAAGTTTTTGACAGGGCGGCGGACGAGCAAGCTAGTGCCCTGACTACGCAGAGGGTTTTCCTTGTTCAAGCAACCGCGAAAGAGAGTGGGGTTTTGGTTCTTGGAGCGTCCGGATTACCTGCAATTAACGATGTCCATCCGGATAATGCCAATATTTATTGCCAGAAACGCTCCGCAAATAAAAAGAACGACACGGAAGATGTTTGGCAAGTCGCTTGCTCATTTTCTCCGAATACTGAAAGTTTTACAACTTCGCCCGGAGAAAAAAAGCCGTGGGACTTGCCTCCGTTTGGGATATCGTTTTCGTCAATTGCGTATAGCAAGGTTCTAAAAGAAGCCTATCAGACGGGTGATACTAGGGGAAACCCTACAAAAGCGGTCTTAAATAGCGCAAAAGACCCGTTTGACCCTCCGGCAGAAATGGAAGTGTTTAATCTGGCTATTAAATTTTCGTATAATATTCTTTTTTTTAACGTTTCAATGATTCGCGATTTTATTGGCACGGTTAATTCTGTAAATTATTCCGTGATAGATATTTCGGTGCCAGCGCAAAAGGGCAAGATAAACGCGTTATCTGCGCAAAAGCTCGACGTGAAAGACTCCGACGGAAATTATGATTACTCATACTATCAAATTGATGTTGAAATAGAGATATCCGAAAGGGATTATATAAGCAGATTGCTTGATATTGGGTTTTATCGGTTGGATGGAGTAGAACACAAAGAAATAAAGTTGAGTGATATTGACTCTACTATTCCTGTTGATAGCGACAAAAATCATGCGGTTACAGAGCCGCAAAAACTGAATGGTAGCGGTGCTCTTGGAACGACTCCTTTTTATATTCCGTTTTATGACAAGTTTATCACGTCTTGGAATCCGCTTTCTCTGCCAAAAACAATGCAAGGTTAAGGATTAAAAACTTATGGCTGTTGGATTTTCAAAGGAAGATGCAGGGCGTATTGGCGTTGTAGTTAAGCGCGTTGAACATAGTCCGCTTGGTGCTCGAAGCTATCGTTCCAAGCATAAGATTTTCAGAGGGACGGGGGGGGGAGAATACGACGGCCCCTTTGCGGTGGCAACAGAAACAACAACGTCCGTGCGTATTTATGGATATAATTTACCAGAGGGCAGAGAGTTTAGGTCATATATAATTTTGGGAACTTCAAGAATTGAATTTACAGAAGCCGTTATTTCTTCTATCACCGTAACGGGCTGGCTTTATCTTAATATTGTTTTTTCTGTAAGTACTTATTCCTCGACGGCAGTATTTGCGGCGGCACTGCCAGCACAAGATAATACGCATATATATCACCCCCTTGCTCATATTGTTTGCGTGGGAGGGGTAATTAGTTCGATTATGCAGTTGCAATATGGGGAAATTCACTTCCCTGCGAGGGTATTATGACTTTTTCGCCGATATGGGGAACGACTGAATACAGGCTTGCACCTATTGGAATTCTTTTGCAGGACTTAACACAAGCATTAAACGATAGGACAACGGCTCTTAATTCATGTTCTTTTTGTGAACAGGCGTTTTGGCCTTATGGAACTTATTCGTTGCCTTTATTAAATGCCTCTGACAATATAACGCCGCTTACACAAGCAATAAATATTCACGAGAGATTAACTTTTTTTTTAAATATTTCAAATGGTCGGTGGGTTTATGCAGATCAATTTTGGTTGCACGGCGGATTCGTAAATCATCTCGACAGTGCCGGAGCTTGGCATGGTAAGGATTGGAGTAGGAGCGTCGAAACAACAGCGTTTCCATTGTGGACAGAATCAGTGATTTTGACGGCAATTGGCGAGACTACACGAGAACCCTCACCGGCTAAATTGAAAACGATTACTCCGGCGTGGCTTTTGCAGACAAAAAAAATTATAAATTTTTTGTTATGGATAAGAACAACACCGGCATATTCTACTGGCACGTTTTCCCCATACAAGAAAGGCTTTTATGCAACAGGCTCTTCAATTCCTGCCTGCGAGGCATTGATTCCACCAAGTCAAGCGAATTGGAATCATTCAACAGAAAACATTTGTCTAAATCAATCAAATCCAGGAGGGAGTTCTTGGAGTAAGCGAGTAATGGGTGTTTTAATGGATTATATTCCGCCAAATCCATATGAGCCTTCGATTGATGCTTATTCGGCGTTTTATCAGGATGACTTGAACTTTGTTCCTAATTATGCTGGGGATTCTAAATGGACACTATCAAGTTCAATAGCTAAAAAGAGTTCTTTTTTTCAAGAAAAAATAATTGCAGATTCGGCATATTTCGGATGGGGAGACATTGCTGGATATGGAGGGCTAAACGACGCTTTTTGGCTTGTTTTTGCGGCAATCCTTAAGTTCGATGATACCACAACGGGATTTGAATTGTTTCCATAAATACAGTAAAAGGAAATATTTGTCTATGAAAAACTGGCGACAAGGTAAGGAGTATTCACGATGGAAAAAGAAGGTCTTGGACAGAGACGGGAAATGCCTGCTATGCAAAACAACCAAGACCCTCCATTCTCATCACGTTTTTAGCGCAAGATATTTTCCGGAGAAAAGATTTTTAGTTACAAATGGAATAGCTTTTTGTGAGGATTGTCATACGCAATACCACTGCAACTATCATAATTCATTCCGCGAGAAATGCACAAAAAAAGACTTTGAAAATTTTATTTCATTATTTAATTATTTTAATTTGCTTTTTGGAAAAACCTGAATTAGATTACAAAAAAAGAGGAATGACTATGGCTGAATTACCGCTTAAAACATATTTCGACATTGAGAATAATATTTTGCGTGATTCATCTGGCACGGAAATCACGAGCTTATCTTTATTGCCATCAATCCGGCTTTCGCAGAAATTCCGCTATAATGTTCAACTTGTTTCGGATTCGGCTTTGACGGCTTACGACAAACTTGAAACAGGCTCAACAGCGAACGTCCTAGTTGATAACGACTACTCGAACGCTCCGCCAATCATAGAGATTCCGGGAAGCACTACGATTGACTATTGGACACTATCCAGTGGTGCGGAATACTATTTCAATCGCTCCGATATCACAGCAAAGCCGGACAAAGTTTATTTCAATACTGTTGAAGTTTCAGAGGGAACTGTTGGAAGTCTGGCCGCTGGAGAATGGGGCTGGGATGTTGGCAATACTAGGCTAGTTGTTAGGCTTGCCGACGATACCGACCCGGACACAAAGGGCGACGGCTGGGTAACATATAAGCCGACCGCGAGTTCCTACACACACC